GCCGGCAGAATTCGAACGCTGGGCAGCAGACCCCAAGAACGCACGTCTCTTGGACAAGATGCTCGGCGCTTGAGGTGCATGAAGCCATAGGGGCGGCTTTGTAGCCCCTTTCGCCCTGCTGGTGCGTCAACCCAGCAACGCCGATGGACGCCTTTCCATCTTCGCCAGCACGCAGCGTTACGCGGCAACAACCCCCACCCCAATCATCATCACCAAAAGGAGCCTGTCATGGCTGTCACTACGTATGCGGTGAACGATGCGCTTGCGGTCAAGTTGTGGTCCAAGAAGCTGGCTGTCGAAGTCAGCAAGGCCACCGCGATCGCACCGCTCATCGGCCCCTCCTCCAACTCCATCATCCAGCTCAAGGACGAAACCCAGAAGGGCGCGGGCGATGAGGTCACTTTCGGCCTCCGGACCCAGCTCATCGGTGACGGTGTTTCGGAATCCGAGGTCCTGGAGGGTAACGAAGAAGCCCTCTCGACCTACTCCGATAAAATCCGCATCAATGAGCTTGCCCATGCGGTTCGCGTCAAGAACGGCCAGACGATCGACGCACAGCGCGTCCCGTTCAGCCTTCGCGAAGAAGCCAGCGCCGGCCTCACGGACTGGTATGCAGATCGTCTCTCGCTCATGGCCTTCCTCCAGTGGGGCGGCTTCACGGCATCGACGATCACGTTCGAAGGGCGCACCTTCACCCTGCGGCCGGTTCACTACGGGTTCAACGCCCCGACCGCTCCGACCCGCATCATTCGTGCCGGCGCTCGTTCGAATGACGAGTCCCTCGTCTCCACCGACGTGTTCGATCTCAAGCTGATCGACTACGCCGTGGAGCAGGCAAAGCTTGCCAACCCGAAGATTCGCCCCGTGCGTGTCAACGGCGAAAACAAGTACGTCATGTACCTGCACCCGACCCAGGTGACCGACCTGCGCACCAGCACTTCCGCTGGTCAGTGGCTCGACATCACCAAGGCCGTGTACAACGGCTCGAAGGCCAACAACCCGATCTATGACGGGTCGCTTGGCGAATACAACGGCGTCATCCTCCGGGAAGCGGAACACGTCGTTCCGGGCGTCAACTCGTCCACCGGGGCTCAGATCACGACCGTTCGCCGCGCAGTTCTGCTCGGTGCGCAGTCGGCCGTCGCCGCCTTCGGCATGAAAACCGCGCCGAACAAGTACAAGATGGTCGAGGAACTCTTCGATTATCAGCGCGAACTCGGCGTCTCGGTCCAGACCATCATTGGCATGAAGAAAACCGTCTTCGACGGCAAGGACTTCGGCGCCATCGTCGTCTCGACCTACGCAGCACCGCACTAAGGAGGGCTGAACCATGGCTACCAACCAGCAGGGCAGTCTTGCCCGGTACAACACGCCCCAGCAGATCAGCTATCTCCGGAAAGCGATCACGCTTGCTGACGGCGGCAAGACGGTGACGGTGGGCATCCTGCCCCCTAACGCCATCATCCTGAAGCCCCTGTCGGGTGTGTCGGTCCATACGGTGTTCAACGCCGGCACGACCAACACGCTCGACGTCGGCACGACCGCGGACGGTGACTTCTACGGCACCGCTCTTGCACTCGGCACGGCCGGCTTCGTCCCCCTGGACGAGGCAGTGAGCTTCAAGACCGGCGCAAACGGTGACACCTACGTTACCGCGACCGTCAACATGTCCGGCACCGCTGCGACGACCGGCTCCGCCGATATCATCGTGGCGTTCATCCCGAACAACGACAAGTGACCATGGGCGGGGCGGGGAAACTCGCCCCTCTCTCTTCGTCGGAGGCATGAATGACCGTCCTGGACAAGCTTTCAACCCTTGGCTTTGGCGAAGCCGTAGAGGCCGGCACATCGCGAGGCGTGAAGACCTACCGCATCCGCACGAGCAAGGGCTGGGTCTACCAGCGCTTCGACACCGAGGCGGATGTGCAGGAGTGGTCGAAGTACCATAAGCCGGAGGACTCCAAGTGAGCATCACAGTCGAAACCACCGGCCCCATTACCGGCATTCCATCGGTCATCTCTCCCGGCGCGGCGACTTTCTCCGATCTCGTCACCAGCGTTGCAGATGAGATCGATGATACGACCGCTGAATATAACGCGCAGATCCAGACCGCAATCTATGCCGCGATCCGCTACTGCGAGCGCAACGTCTACTATTTCAATGAAACCCGCGACGTGACCTTTCCGACCGTGAGCGGCCGGGACTGGTACGATGGCGCGGACGCTCCGCAAATCCCGAAGCTTGGCCGGATCGTCGCGGTCTACGTCGAGAGAAACGACGGGCAGCGCTACGAGATGCGCAGGGCAACCCCGGGAGAACTTGAGCGCCTGTCGGATAACAGCGCGTCCCGCGGAGAGCCCTACGCCTACACCTATTTCGGTCAGAAGCTGCGGGTCTACCCGATCCCGGACATGACGCCCTACACCATCCGCCTGCAGCTCGGCCCGTATCGCCTGGCAACGATCTCCAGCCAGTCCGACAGCAACGTATGGACGACGGAGGCCTTCGACATGATCAAGGCGAGGGCGAAGTACATCCTCTACAAGGATATCCTGAAGGATGCCGCTTTGGCCGCGGAAGCCCTGAACGACTACAACGACCAGCACGGCGCCCTTGTGCAGGAAACCTCGCGCCGCAACAGTCGTGGCGTCATAGAGATCACGTGCTTCTGACATGCTGATCCCTGCCGCAGAATTCAGGCCCGATGTCGCAGCGCTCAACGCGGCCTTCACGGACGATATCCGGAACGTGCTGGTTGCAGATGGCTCCTATATTCCGGCTCCCTCGTTCCTGTCGTTGACCTCGGCCCTTCCGGCCCGTCCGCTTGGCGGGATATGCGTTGTCACAGACTCTGGCGTGTTCATCTTCGCCGGCACTGGCGATACGCTGCACGTCCTGGACAACACGACGTTGGAATGGACCGACATTTCGCAGGACGGCTTGACCTACTCGGCCACGGAAGAAGCCCCATGGTCGTTCGAGGCCTATGGCAAGTTCGTCATTGCCGTGAACAAGAACGATGACCCGCAGGTGTTCGAGATCGGCGTCGATACCGAGTTTCGCGACCTCGGCGGTAGCCCGCCCCGGGCCGGCATGGTCCGCATTTGGGGGGATTTCGTCGCCCTCATGGACCTGACGAGCAACCCCAACCGCGTGCAGTGGTCGGGGCTCAACGATTGTGAGTTCTGGACGCCAGGGTCCAATAACAGCGACTATCAGGACTTCCCGGATGGCGGATCGGTTCAGAGTTCGTCGCAGGCCACCAACCCGATCATCTTCATGCAACGGGCCATTTACCGCGCAACCTTCGTCCCAGGCTCGATCGAGGTCTTCACCTTCCAGAAGATCCACGACAAGCGCGGGGCAAAGTCGCAGTATTCCGTCGCTACCCGCGGCGCCTTCTCCTTCTATGCCGACGAGGGCGGGTTCTTCCAGATTTCTCCGGACGGCTCGATAGCGCCTATCGGGTTTGAGAAAGTGGACAGGACCGTGTTCAGTCGGCTCAACACCACCTCGATCTCTCGCATCTATGGGGCGGTCGATCCGTTCTTCTCCCGCGTCTACTGGGCCTTGGACTACTCGGGAACTGGGGTCTACGACGAGATGCTGGTTTACGATTGGCAGATCCAGAAATGGGCGCCGATCGATGTTAACGTGCTTTCGATCCACCCGATGGCGACGACGGGTTACACGCTGGAGTCTCTGGATTCTATCAGTTCGAGCCTCGATGCCTTGCCTTTTTCGCTTGACAGCAAAGCGTGGCAGGGCGGGGCGCCGCTGCTCGCCGGTTTCAGCAACGATTTCCGGCTCGGCTTCTTCTCTGGCGAGAGCATGGAAGCGGTGGTCACCACGCCCGAAATTGGCGACACGGCCGGACAGGTCATCCGGACGACAAGCTCCTATCCCGTGGTCGATACCAGCAACGTGTTTGTGCAGGCCGGGACAAGAATGCGGCGCAACCAGACGGAACCGACAGTCTGGGCGAACGAGCGGGAGCCCTCGTACAACACAGGGCGGGTTCGACAGATTACCCGGGCGAGGTTCCATCGGTTCCGCATGAGGATACCGGCCGGGGAAACATGGTCCCACATCAGCGGGATCGACGTTGACACGGCCCAGGCGGGGTTCCGATGACACTCAGCATCCACAACACGACAGATTGGCCCTTCGATGAGGTTGCGCAGTACGGGAAAGAAATAACCGCTGCGATGAGGAAGCTGGCTGAGAAATACCCGAACGAAATCTCGGTCAAGAAGATGGCCGAAGACCTGTTTTCGGGGAAGAACCAGCTTTGGCTCATCCTTGATGAGGATCGCCGGTTCGTGGCCTTCGTCACCAGCGAGATCAAGGTGAGCGAGAATGGTCACAAGACCGTTTTCCTCGGGGAGTTGGCCGGCGACGGCGGCTTGGACTTGGTCCCCATGATCCATCCGATCGAGGAGTGGGCGAAGTCTATGGGCGCCAATGAAATAACCCCATTGGGCAGGGATGGATGGCGCAAGCCGCTCGCCAAGGCCGGCTATCGTCCCAAGTTCGTTCTCTACAGCAAGGATCTCTCCAATGGGTAAGAAGGACAGCAAGCAGACGACGGAGAACAAGCCCCCGAAGTGGGCAGAGCCGCTGTTCGCCTCCTCCGCCAAGGAAGCGCAGTCGATCTACGACTCCGGTGTGGGCGGCAATGTCTACCAGGGCCAGACCGTCGCAGACCTCGGCCAGACGACCCAGAGCGGGATTTCCGGCGTTCAGGGTGCTGTTGCCGGTCTTCCGTCTGCCACCAGTTCCGCGACGAACCTTGCCGGCATGGCATCAGGCGCGAACCTCGGCGGGAACCCGTACTTCACCGAAAACCTCAACAACCAACTGGACGAGACGGCCTCGTTGATCAACAGCCGCATGTCAGGGTCTGGCCGCTATGGATCGGGCGCAAATACTGCGGTTCTTGGCCGCGAGCTTGGCAAGGTTGCGACCTCGGCATTTGCGGACCAGTACAACCGCGATGTCACGAACATGATGGGCGCCAACAGCCAGATCGACGCCTCGAACTCCAACCTGTTCCAGAACAGGCTTTCCGGGAACCAGGCAGTCATCGGGGCTGGGCAGCTCCAGGACGCGAACGAGCAGGCCAAGCTCACTGCGGACTTTACCAAATGGCAGTCCGAAGACATGCAGCCGTGGACGCGCCTTGGCCTCCTCCAGAGCGCCGCCGCCGGTTCCGCCGCAAACTACGGCACGAACACGCAGACGGCAACGCAGCCGTTCAACGGGCTCCAGGCGCTCGGCACGGTCGGGTCGCTGTTCACCAAGTCGGACGCCCGCATCAAGGTCGGCATTGTCCCGGTCGGGATTGAGAACGGTCACACCGTCTATGAGTGGAACTATCGCGGTGATCGGGTTCGCTACCGCGGCGTCATGGCTCAGGATGTCATCGAGAAAGACCCGCTGGCCGTCACCATCGAGAAGGACGGATTCTTCGCCGTCAACTACAACCGCATCGGCGTCACGTTCGGGAGGGCTGCATGATCGCGTTGGACAAAGGTTCTGCCGCCGCCACGCAAGCGACACCGCCGGCCGCTGGCGGGTTCTTCCAGCAGA